GGGAGGATGGCTACGATAAGGAAAAACCAGAATCCGCTTCAGAAGCTAACGAAAGCGAGGCCGAATCAGAGTATGAGTCTGAGGTAGAACAGGATGATGACGGTGAGGAGCAAGAGCAGCCCACGTATCTGGTTAAAGCAGCCGGAGAAGAACGTGAGGTAACGCTTGATGAGCTTATCAAGTCTTATCAACTTGGCACGGATTACACCAAGAAATCGCAAGCTGTAGCAGAGGAACGCAAGGCTGTAGAGGCTGAGCGTCAAGCAGTTCAAGAAGCCAAGCAAATGCGCGATACGTACGCACAGAGACTTGAGATGATTGAGCAGATGCTACAGCCGCAGCAAGAGGAAAACTTAGAGTACCTGAAAGAGACTGATCCTATTGGATACTCTGTCAAGGTAGCTGAGATGGTTCAGAGAGAGAAGCAACTAGCTGCTGTACAGGCTGAGAGATACCGAATCAATCAGCAACAGGAGCAAGATAGACAGGCACAGATGCAGTCCGTAGTGGCTGAGGAAATGCAGAAACTGTCGGCTGCTATCCCTGAATTTACTGATCCTGCTAAGGGTGAGGCTATCAGAAATGATATTCGTGCTTTTGGTAAGCAGTTAGGATTCTCAGATAATGAATTAGCGGCTGTCTATGATAGTCGTGCGGTACTAACTCTGTATAAGGCTATGCAGTACGACAAGTTAGTTGCTAGTAAGCCAGCTATAACCAAGAAGGTTAATGAGGCTCCTAAAGCGATTAAGCCAGGCGTAAGTAAACCTAGAGATAGTAATGCTGAAGAAACAAGGAAACTAAAGGCACGAGCTAGAGCAAGCGGAAGTATCCGTGATGCGGCAAGTGTATTTGAACGATTTATATAAAGGATTAAATCATGGCTATTTATAATGCTTATGACGCAATCGGTCAGCGTGAAGATTTGACCGACATCATCTATGACATCAGCCCTACCACTACTCCCTTCATGTCCAGTATTGGCAAGAGCAAGGCAACGGCAGTTTTTCATGAATGGCAGACGGATTCGTTGGCTGCTGCTACCACCAATAATGCTGCTGTTGAGGGTGCTGACGCCTCTGATGCTACTTTGTCACCTACTACTCGTTTGGGTAACTATACTCAGATTCTGCAAAAGACTATTAAAGTCTCTGGCACTCTGGATTCAGTTAATAAAGCAGGTCGTAAGTCTGAGAAGGCATACCAGTTGGCTAAGGCTTCACAAGAGCTAAAGCGTGATCTGGAAACCATCCTCTTGGCTAATCAAGGTCGTTCGGCTGGTACAACTAACTCTACTGCTCGTAAGATGGGTTCGTTGCTGTCATGGATTAAGACCAACTCGTCAGTTCAGACTAACGGTGGCGATCCTACGACTATCGGCGTATCGACTCGTACAGACGGTAACACACGTACATTTACTGAGACTCTGCTGAAAGAAGTAGTAGCTGAGGTATTTGCTTCTGGCGGCACTCCTAAGATTCTGATGGTTGGTGCTACTGGTAAACAGAAGGTATCTAGCTTCACAGGTCTGTCTGCTTATCGTTATAACGTCAATGCTGGTGGTGGTGGCGGTCAAGCAACTATCGTGGGCGCGGCTGATGTATATTTGAGCGATTTTGGTTCAATGAGCGTCGTTCCGAATATTTTCATGCGTACACGCGATGCGTTGGTGCTTGATCCAGAATACGCTGCAATTGCATATCTGCGTCCATTCCAGACTAACGAGCTTGCAAAAGCTGGTGATGCTGATAAGACTCAGATTTTGGTTGAGTGTACTCTTGAGGTCAAAAACGAGGCTGCTCACGGCATCGTAGCCGATCTTAATATGGCTCTCTAATAAGACTGCCCCTGATCTTCGGATTGGGGGCATTTACGAGGACTTATGGACTATAGACAACAGGTTGTACATGCGGACGGTGATGGTGGCATTATCATCGAGACTAAACAGGATGTTACTGAGATATTAGAGAGTAACAACCATATCAGAGAGATAGACAAGGCAAGACTAGGACACGTTAATGAATTGCATCATGTAGCTCGAATACCTTTTACGGTCATTGATGACTTGAATAAACGAGGTATTATGAAGGGCTTCAATATTATTGACGATGTTGGTTTTGCTAAGTGGCTCAATGACTCCGATAATGCAGCTTGGAAAGTCTATAGGGGTACTATCTAATGGGTATAACAGTTGGCGTATGCGTTCCAGCAAGGGATGAAGTTCATACTGGCTTTGCGTTTGATTTTGCGAAGATGGTCGGTAGAGATTCTAAGTTTCGATGTGGTTCTGGAGAAAATGGGCTGAAGTTATACACAATGGCAGGGACGCTGATATTCGACCAGAGGGAAAAGCTGGTTGAGGCTGCGTTAAAGGATGGTTGTGACTACATTCTGTTCATTGATTCAGATATGCGGTTTCCTAGCGATACGATAGAGATATTGTTAAGCAGGAATGTACCGATATGTGGAGTTAATGCAGTAACTAGACGCAAGCCTACGCTGCCAACAGCATTGAATTTAGAGATCGAAAAAGACGAAGATGGCAAGATTATTAATCACGCTTGGCATAAAATAGACTCTAAAGGTAAAGAAGGCATTGAGCCTTGTACGGCTGTAGGTGGTGGTGTAGTAATGATTCACAAAGATGTATTCGAGGCTACTAAAAAGCCGTGGTATGACGTTGGTTGGGGTTCTAAGGGCATTATTGGCGAAGATGTACATTTCTGTGTCAAAGCCTTAGATAACGGATTCCAGACGTATGTAGATCACAGTCTGTCTATGCATATTGGTCACATTGGTACGTATGAGTATCGGTGGGAAGATGTAGAAGATGGGGCTGTGGAGAGACACAACTCAGGGAAATAGCGATGGCATTTACGAGCTACAACGACCTAAAATCTACGATAGCAAACTATCTAGCTCGTAGTGACCTAACAGATCAGATTCCAGACTTTATTGCTCTGGCTGAGGCAAGGCTATCCAGAGAGCTTAGAACGCGCAAGATGCTCGTTGTGGCTCGTGCTGATACCGTAGCAGGTACAGAGACGTTAGGGCTTCCTAACGACTTCCTAGAGATGCGTGATGTACATTTACGTACTATTCCTACTTCTCCAATAACGTATCTATCTCCTAATGCTTTTTATGCAACAGCGAGAACGAATGATTCAGGTAAGCCTATAAACTATACGATTCTCTCGTCTGAGATTCAGTTTGCTCCTATTCCTGATACGGCTTATAGCGCACAAATGCTGTACTACTCTAAGCCTACAGTCCTAAGTGACACCAATACTTCTAATGTATTTTTAGCTAACTATCCTGATGCTCTGTTATATGCAGCATTGGGAGAGGCTGAACCATACTTAATGAACGATGCAAGACTCCAGACTTGGGGTGCTTTGTATGATCGTGCTATTTCAACAATCAATGTGGCTGACCAGAGTAGTGAATATGGCGGTCAACCAATGTCAATGTCAGTGAGGTAAATCATGGCAGAAATGAGTAATTATCTTGAGAACGCTTTAATTAACGGAACTCTGCGTGGTACGACTTTTACCGCACCGACTACGACTTTTTTAGCTTTATATACGTCTGATCCTACTGATGCAGATACAGGTACAGAGGTTACAGGTGGTTCGTATGCTCGTCAGTCTATAACGATGGGTGCTCCTTCTAATGGAGTAACTACGAATAGTGCTGCTATTGAGTTCCCACAGTGTACGGCTGACTGGGGAATCGTTACCCATGTAGGTATACGTGATGCGGTAACTAGCGGTAATTTGCTGTATCACACACCATTAGACACGAGTAAGACGATTAGCAATGGCGATATATTTAAGATAACAAGTGGAAATCTGTCAGTAACTTTAGCGTAAGGTGAATTATGTCAACAATTGTCACTCGTGCTGGTAAAGGTTCGGCACTAAGTTTTACCGAGGTTGATGATAACTTTACGAACCTAAACACAGACAAATATCAATCAGGTGGTGCTCTAGGAACTCCGGCATCAGCTACGCTTACGAACGCTACAGGCTTACCATTAACGACAGGTGTTACAGGTACTCTGCCGGTTGGTAACGGTGGCTCTGGTGCTACGACATTAACTGGCGTATTAAAGGGTAACGGAACGAGTGCGTTTAGTGCTGCTACTGCGGGGACAGACTTTGTTGCTCCGGGTGGTGCATTAGGTACGCCTAGCTCAGGCACTTTAACAAACTGTACTGTTGATGGTACTAACCCTATTGGCTATCGTGATTTACCTGCTGTCGGTACTAAAACAAGCTCATATTCTCTTGCTACTGGTGACGTTGGTAAGTATGTGCAAGTTGGCACAGGGGGTTCTATAACGATACCTGATGCGACATTTGCTGAAGGTGATGCGATCAGTATTTTTAATAATACCACTGGGAACATAACGATTACCTGTTCTATTACTACGGCTTACATTGCTGGTACTGATGCTGATAAAGCTACGATGACATTAGCGACAAGAGGTGTTGCTACTGTGCTGTTCATTAGCGGTACAGTTTGTGTCGTAGCTGGAAACGTGTCATGAGTGGCATTATGAATATGTTTGTCGCTGCCAAGACTACGATAGCGACGGCAGTTGATGAGTTCTTTAATCGTGTAACTTTGCTGCTAAATACTGGTAGCACTAACGGCGCGCAGAATAATACGTTTATAGACTCCTCTAGCAATGGATATTCTATAACTAGAAATCCTGCTACTGGCCCTAATGCTCCTACACAGGGAACATTTACGCCATTTAGTCAAACTGGATGGAGTAATTATTTTAATGGCAGCACTGATTATTTAACAGTCGCTGGTGGCTCTTCGCTTGCTTTTGGTAGTGGTGATTTTTCTCTTGAGGCGTTTGTGTATCCTACGTCATCGGGGATAAATATGAAAATATACGACGGAAGGCCAAATACGACAGCAGGAAATTACCCTGTTCTACAAATAACTCTTAACAATGTTGCAGAATTTCTTGTTGATGCAACATCATTAATTACTGGAACAACTACAATACTAACAAATAAATGGACGCACATTTTAGTGTCAAGAGTTAGCGGCAATCTTCGTTTATTTATAAATGGTGTGCAGGATGGTTCTACAATTTCAAATTCAACTAATTTCGCAAATGGAACGGCAAGACCGGCTATTGGTAGTCGAGGTTCTACTTTATTAAATGATCTTTTTGCTGGCTACATTTCTAATGTTAGGGTAATTACAGGGTCTGGTTTTACATCTGTTACTGTGCCAACAACAACATTAACACCCGTTTCTGGAACATTATTATTAACTTGTCAGTCAAATCGTTTTTTTGATAGTGGAACAGCTAATTCAGGATTAGGTTTTACTGTTAGCTCTGTTGGCACACCATCAGTCCAAGCTTTCTCTCCATTTGCTCCTACTGCTGCTTATAGCACTACGACAGTAGGTGGTAGTGGGTATTTTAATAATACCGATTATTTAACCGTATCTGGAGCAACAGCGTTAGCTTTTGGAACTAATGAATTTACTATTTCTGGATGGGTATATTTTAATGCTATTACGGCAGGAGCAAATCAAACAATTTATGACGGCAGACCTAACACAACTGCTGCATTTCACGTTTTATTTTATTTAGTAGATACAACATTTAAACTTACATTTTTTACAAATGGAGCAGCTAGAATTGCAAGTGATTCAGCTTTAATTTCTGGTCAGTGGTATCACTTTGCGTTGTCAAAAGATGGTGGAACAACAAGAATGTTTATTAACGGTGTACAGCAAGCTCAAACTTATGCTGATACAAATACGTATGTAAACGGAACAAATAGACCTGCAATCGGAGTTTCTGGTTCTACTCTTACAACTTCATATTTAAATGGGTATTTGTCTGGTTTAAAAGTAAACTCAAGTGCAACTGCGGGTGTTTCATCAGTTACAGTCCCAACCGCGCCGCCAACTACTAATAGTGATACACAGTTATTGCTTAACTTCACCAATGCTGGCATATACGACGCTGCATCTAAGAACGTATTAGAAACTGTAGGCAATGCACAAGTAGTAAGTCCATCTCCAGCTAAGTTTGGTACTACGTCAATAGTATTTGATGGTACAGGAGATTATTTATTACTTCCTGATTCACCGAATCTTCAATTATCAACTGGTGATTTTACTATTGAAGGTTTTGTATATCTTGATATTGCAGGTGTGGCTTACGGAATTATTAGTAAAGGAACTGCGACAACTGGCTGGTCGGTAAATGTAACTTCTGGAAATAAACTTCAATTTAGTTATACAGCGACGCAACTTACTGGTGCTACTTCATTGGCTGCAACTACTTGGTATTACTTTGCAGTAGTGCGATCTGGAAGTGCTACAGGTAATTTAAAATTATATATAGGAACTTCTGGATCAACCACCCTTGATGCTACAAGTGCGGGTGCTGTAACTACTAACTTTAATCAAATTGATGCTATGTACGTTGGCGCGAGTAGAACTGGAACAACTATTTTAGATGGTTATCTTGATGAAATTAGAATAACCAAAGGCGTAGCTAGAGATGTAACTACAGTTCCAACCGCAGCTTTCCCAATCCAATAGGTGACTCATGCTTTACTCTAAAAACGGTAGCATTCCAAAGCCTGAGACTGATGGCACTGAAGGATGGATTGAGGTTGATGACGCGCCTACTGCTGGTGATGGACAAGAGGTTATTTGGTGCTTTCCACCAGGCTGGGTAGTGCGTGATGTTATGCCACCAGTGCGTGATGGTTATCGTTGGGCTTATTATTTAGACTTTGGTTGGGTAGAGATTGAATTGAGGAATGAGCAGACTATTATTAGCGCAGACATTTCTAGCTTAGATTCATCAGATATATCTAGTTTAACGACAGCGCAAATAAGCGGATTAAATGGCTAATTACGTCGATTATGGATACTGGGTTCAAGGGTATGGCATTGGAGATTTAAGCCAGCCTGATCGCTATGTAGTTGCTGGTTATTGGAATGATGGCTATGCAGAATATGAGACTGCGGCAGACTCTTCAGCATCTATAAATGGCACTGCAACAGTAACCGTAGTCGGCACAAGATTAGTTACAGGTAATGCGACTATTACAGCAAATGCAGCATTAGAGGTTAATGTTGTAAATGTGCAAACTGGTATTGCTGTTATTGATGGTGTTGCCACAGTTGCCGCTAATGGCGTTATAACTATTGTTGGTAATGCAAACATAACTGCTGAAGCTATTTTCTCTGCTTTGGGTGGTGTTACTTATTCTGGCAATGCTAGTGTTAATGGGACTGCTGCGTTAAATATTATTAATGTTTCAGGATTTGAGTGGACTGACGTAACTCCTGAAGCTGATGCATGGAACGATGTAACTCCAAATACGAACATTTGGCAGACAGTATCTTCTGAAACAAATACATGGGCTAGACAGTAATGGCAAAACAAAAGATTATCTTCGGAGAATGGCTACCAGATCAGCCGAGTGTTACTGGTGCGGTTATGGATGCTTATAATTGCTATCCTGTAACGAATGGTTATGCTCCATTTAGGCAGGAAGTTGATTATTCCGCTAATGCAGGTCAGGATTTGCTAATTACCTTTGCTGGTAAGTATGGTGGAGCTACTAATTTATTTGCGGCTGGAGCTTCTCAGATATTTAAGTTTGACTCTAGCGATATTAGTTTAGATGCTGCAAGCACTACAGGTTACACAGATATAAAGTCATGGGATGTAACTCAGTTTGGCTCTAAGATGATTGTTGCTAATGGTATAAATGCATTGCAAGCATACGATATGTCTGGGAATACATATTTTCAGGATTTATCTGCTACTGCTCCAGTTACTAAATATGTAACAGTAGTGCGTGACTTTGTTGTAGCTGCTAATGATGGTAGCGACGAAAATAAAGTCTATTGGTCTGACATTAACGATGAAACTGACTGGACTCCGGGTGCTGCTAGTCAATCAGATACGCAGATTCTTCCTGATGGTGGAGATATTACAGGTTTAGCAGGTGGTGAATATGGCTTAGTGTTCATGGAACGCGCTATTTACCGTATGAGCTACGTAGGTTCTCCGTTTTTCTTCCAATTTGACGCTATTTCTCGCACTTTAGGTTGTTCTACTAACGGCTCTATCGCTCAATTCGGTGGAATTACGTACTTTCTATCGGATGATGGCTTTTATGCGTGTGATGGACAGACAGTTAAGGGCATTGGTGCTGAAAAAGTAAATAGATGGTTCTTTGATAACGCTATTCCTAGTGAAATACGGTTATCAATGAGCGCAACTGTTGACCCAGTACGTAAATTAATTGCATGGAACTTTAAGAATACGTTTGGCGGTCGTTATTTGCTGCTGTATTCCATTGATTTAGGTCGTTGGAGCTATGCAGAGACTACAACTACGTCAGTTGCGTATGGTTTGACTCCTAGTGCTACACTTGAACAACTTGATGTTTACTTCCTTGATGCGACAAAAACTGGCACATACACACAAAGCGGACTAACTGTTACTGTTAATGTAACAGATCATGGTTTAGAGACTAATGGTCAAATGAGGTTTGATGCAACGTCTGGTGCTGGTGTAGATGGAACATTTGCAGTCACTAGAGTTGATGCTAATTCGTTTACATTTCAAGCGGCTGCAAGTGCGACTATTACCAGTTCAAACTGCACAATCACTTTCCCTAACCTTGATCTTGCGGGAGAAGAAACTCCGCTAGATTCTCGTGTTTGGGCAGGTGGAATACTTATCTTTATGGGTGTTACTGGTCAAAAGATTGTATCTTTCTCAGGTCAGTTTAAGTCTGCTGCTATATCATCAGGTGATATAGATATTGGCAGGTCAGTTATCACATTTGCACGACCAGTTATTGATAATGGCACAGGAACTGTCTCAGTTGCTAGTCGAGAACTGCTAGAGGACAGCATTACGTTTAGCACAGCAGTAGCGGCTAATAGCGAAGGTGGTGTTCCATTGCGGTCTGCTGGTCGTTATCACAGGATTAAGATGAGTCCTACGAGTACGTCATGGAAAACGGCTGTAGCGACTGAAATTGAGATTGTTGGGCAGGGTGCTCGATGACACAGTTTCGCTCACTACCTGTATTTGGTGCTGACAATCGTGTTGTCTCTGAGGTTGTCCGTGGGATTATGGACGGTAAGACGAATAATTCCGGTTACTTTAATACTACTATTAGTGCTACTACTACTACGCTTAACGATGAGCGTATAGGTTATGATTCTGCAATCATTTTCACGCCTATGAACGATAAAGCAGCTCAAGAAATGGCTAAATTATGGGTAGGTACACGTTCTCGTGGTAGTGCAATTATTCATCATGCAAGTAATGCTCATCTTTGTGAATTTATGTACATAATAGTTGCATAATGGAATACAAATATATCGGATCGCAAGAGCTTAGGAACTGGTGGTCTAGCGTTAAGTTAGGCTTAGAGAAAATTAAACGTAGTAGTCCAGAAAACTGGATAGTTGAAGATGTATATACAGACTGCTTTAATCAAAAAAGTCTGTTATTTGTGCTGGTAGAGAACAACCACTATGCTGGATTCTTTGTTTTACAGCCGCAGGGAGAAACTCTGCATTTATGGGCAGCTTATTCGTTAGAAAATAGTTATGATGTTGTCGAAAATGCCTTAAAATATATAAAAGGCATGGCATTCGATGCTAAAGTCAAATACATAACATTTTCTAGTCATCGACGAGGATGGGCTAAGAGGGCGGCTAGTTATGGATTCCGCCCGAAACAATGGATTTGTGAGGTGTAATATGGGCGGCGGCGGCGGAAAACAAGACAGCACTACCACTACGAGTATTGATCCAGCGATCAAACCGTATGTAACTTATGGGCTTGAGGAGGGGAAACGTCTCTATGAATCTCAGACTCCTTCATTCTTCCCCGGTCAGACTTACGTATCCCCATCGGCTCAGACTCAGCAAGCCCTACAGATGGCTCAGGAACGAGCTATAGCAGGTTCTCCGCTAACAGGTGCAGCACAGGCAGAAACTCTGGCTACGATTCAAGGGCGAGGCGTTAATCCATTCCTAGCGGGTGCTTTAGAAGGAGTGAATAGACAAGCTGGAGTTGACTACACTAATGTAATTCAAGATTTGAATTCTAGGACTGCATCTGCTGGTCGTTATGGCTCTGCTGCTCAAGGTCAACAGATAGGTCAGGCTCAAGATATATTTGCTAGAAACATAGCTGAAGCTGGTAATAGAATGGCTTATCAAGCTGCTGAGGCTGAACGTCAGCGTCAAATGAATGCTGTTAATGCTGCTCCTGCAATGGCTAATGCTGACTTTGCAGACATTCAGCGACTACTTAGTGTTGGTGGTGCTAAAGAGGCTCAGAGTGCTGCTCAGTTACAAGACGCAATGAATCGATTTAACTTTGAGCAGAACTTGCCACAAATGAAATTAAGTCAGTTTGCTAATCTGTTCTCTAGCGTTCCACAAGGAACTGAGACGGTACAGACTGCTACACCATCAGGGGGTAAATAATGGGTGATCCAGTTACTACAGGAATATTAATCGGTGCTGCTATGGGTGGTGGTACGGCTGCAATTAAAGGTAAAGACCCACTTCAAGGGGCATTAATTGGCGGTGCTACTGGTGGTATTGGCGGCGGGTTTGCTGGTGGATTTGGTGGTGCTGCTGGTTCTGCCCCAACTGGAATTATGGGTAGTGCTGCTGGGTATGCTCCTCAAGTTGCTTCTCCTACGTTTATGCAGCAACTTACTGGCGGTGCAATGGGCGTTAAAGATGCTTTTAGTGGTGCTAATACGTTTATGAATCAAAACCCTTTTACAGCACAAGCAGGAATGAGTTTAGCTAAGAGTGCATTTGAGCCAGAACAACAGATGCCATACGCTCCTGCTGGACAAATTCAGCGTGGTCAACCTGCTCCTCCAATGGACTACATGAGCCTATTGAATCCACAGAATCAGACTGTCATCCGCTCACCACAAATTTCATTATTGGGGTGATATATGGCAAAACTATCTGACTTATCATTATATGACCAGTTTGAATATGCTAAACGCTTTAATCAATTTCCAGCTAATGGAACTTTGACAGAATTTATAAATTCTCGTCCTGCATCACAAGCTAGTCAAACGGCTGCTGCTCCTATTCCGCAAGATGATGCTAGGAATCGTGTACTCAATCAGTTTCGTGGAAGTGAAAATCCACAAAGTAAGACATTTTTAGATTACTTTTCAAATAATAGAGACCCAATAGCTCCACTTTTAAATCGTGGTGATGATCCTGCTCGTGTAATGCCAGACCCTACAGATGCTTCTGCTACAAATAGAATTTCTATGCCTAATTTTAATTTAGGCAATTTAACTAATTATATTCCTAGTGCAAGTACCATAGGTGAGTACATCCCTACAAGCCTTCCTAACGTATTTGGAGTTAATAATCCATTGTATGCAGGTTTGTTAGGTGCGGATCAGTCTCAAGCATTATCTAAACAGTCTAATATTGCTGGTCTATTAGGTGCTGCTGCTGCGTTAGTTCAAGGCATGGGTAGACAAGGTGGCAGACGTTCTGCTGCTCAAAATATCATTAGTGCTTTAGGTGCTGGTTATGGTGCTGCTGGTCAACAATATCAGCAAGGTTTACAGATGTATGGTCAGACACAGCAATTAGCTTTGCAGCAGCGTCAACAGGCTGCTATTCAAGCTATGAAACTGAAGTACCCTGAATATGCAGACGAAATTGATGCTAACCCTGCTGGTGCTTTCCGTCTTATTGCTGAACGTGAAACTGCCAACAAAAAGGGTATTGTTGTTGATGGGAATTTAGTTAATCCGATTACTGGTGCAGTTATTTTTCAGGCTAATAAACCACAAGCAAGAATACTGACTGTTGATGAAGTTAAAGCACAAGGATTGCCTACAACAGGTGGTCAGAAATACCAAGTAGATGCTAATGGAAAAATTGATTTAATTCAAGGTACTGCGCCGACTAAAGAAAATAAACCTGCTACAAGCATAGAAGAATGGCAGTTTTATAGATCTCAAGGTGGCACAAAATCTTATGGTGATTTTCTTCAAGGGAAAGCTCCAACTACTAATTTAAGTGTTACTTTACCTAATGATCCAGCAAAAAGAGCGCAAGCATTAAGTGAAAACTCACAAAAATTTACTGCTAATAAGCCTATTTCTCAAGCATTTGAAATAGCTAGTAGATACGATAATTTTTCTAAAGCATATAACAATCCTCAAGCTGGCGGTGCTTCTGATGCTGTGCTTATTTATAGTATGGCAAAAATGCTTGATCCGGAAGGTGCTGTTCAACAGGGTGACGTTGGAACAATAGCTGGTCAAAAGAGTATTCCAGAAAAGTTAAAAGCTATCCACGAACAATTTATTAGTAATAGAATTTTATCTGATGAGCAAAGAGAAAATTTAAATGCAATGGCTTACTCTATTGTTAAAAATAAACAAAAATCAATTACACCGATAATTAAACAATATAGAAACTATGCTACTGCTTTAGCATCTCCTGATGCTGCTGCTGATGTTCAAGACCCATTTCAAAATATTGAGTTACCAAAACAAAGACTTGTTACTATAAACAAGAAAAAAACACAGGTAAGATTGGGTAACGATGGTAATTATTACTATACTGATCCAACAGGCAAAAATTACATTTACAATGATTAAATGAGGTAATGATGGGAACAATTTCAATTAAACCTGTTGATTACGATCCATTTGGTAATTTGGATGTAAATCCTGCTGCTTTGCCTCCTCAATCTGCGGAGGCTTTAGGGCTTCCTAGTTTTGTTATGCCTAATAAGGCTAGTCCAGAAATAGTTAGCGCACCATTAGGAGCTACTGAGAGCTTTAAGCCATTTTTAGGGGTTATGTCTACAACAGACCCATTAGCATTGCAGGATATTATGGTTAAGAATATCCCCGGATCACAACCCGGAGTTGACCCTGATGGAAACCCATTTATTATCATTGAAAACAAACCATACTATCTGAATAAGCCTGGCTTATCTGGTACTGATGTGGTTGGCTTTATTGGCGATTTAGCTAAGTTTTTCCCTGCTGGTAAGTTAGCGCAATTAGGTTTGACTACTGGCGGTAGGGCTGCAATTGCTGGTACTGCTACTGGAATTATTGGTTCTGGTTCGCAGTTATCTTCTCAAGCAATGGGAAGTGAGCAGCCGTTTAATGTTGCTCAAGTTGGTCTTGAGTCTGCTTTTGGTGCTGGTGGTCAGGTTGTCGGTGATCTAATAAGTTCATACATTAAAAATAATAGAAGCATCACAAATGAAGCAGGGAAGATTAGCAATGAATTTAATGCTGCCTTACAAGCGTCAGGAATAGATTTAGGTAAGTTTGCAGAAAAAGGACAGCAAGCAATTTTTGATGCTTATAAGCAGCTTGGTAGTAGATTTGCAGGAGAGGCAAAGAATGTAACTTCTGCCGCTAATATTGCTGATGTTAATTTCCCATTAACTAGAGGTCAAGCAACTGGTGACATAGCTCAATTGGCTGAAGAAGAAGCAATGAGAAATGCTGCTAGAGGATCATTTGCTCAAAAGATTTTAGCTAGGTTTGATGAAAAGCAAAAAACAGAAGTTTTAAAAGACCTTCAAGCAAAACAAAAAGCATTTGCTACTGGTCAAATTACTACTTCTCCTGAAGAAGTCGGTGGCAAACTTTATGAGTTAATACGTAATAAACAAATGGAAATGAAGGGTCAATATAAAACTGCTTACGGTGATGTTGATCCTACAGCATTACGATTACTTAGTGAGGCGGTTGACCCATTAGAGTCAAGAGTTCTTGGTATCTTAAAGGACAGAGTTGTTGACCCTAAACTTACTCCAGCATCAAGAAGTGCTGTGGGTGAAATAAGAGCAATTATTCCTAAGACTGGTAAAGCTAATGTAACTGATATTAGTTTGAAAACTATTGAAACAACTAGAAAAAAATTAAACGAATATTATAAAGCTGGGGCTAACGATACAGACAAAGGTAATGTATCAGCAATAATTAAAGAGTTTGATAGTTGGTTAGATGATTCTATTTCTGATGGATTGATTCGTGGCGACATAAGTCAGTTAGGTAAATTAAAAGAAGCAAGAAGTTTATTTTCAAAATATAAAGAAACTTTCCCTACAAAAGATACAGCTAAATTAGCTGATTCTGATGCTGCAAAAGTAATAAGAACTATTGTTGAAAAAGACTTACAGCCTAGCGAAGTGATGAATTTACTTTATGGTAAGTCAGCAATAGGTGAGTCTCAATCTGCTGTTCGTACTGTCCAGCGATTAAAGAAAATGTTTGGCAATGAATCAAATGATTTTAAGCAGTTTCAAGAGTCTGCATTTGTTCGATTGACTAGAGATAGTCAAGGCAATATGTTGCCATCATCTAAAATTGTAAAGACTATTGATGAATTGTTTATGGGTAAGGGGTCAGCATTAACTAGGGAATTATTTAGTGCAGACCAAATAAATACTATACGCAAACTCAGGTCTGACCTTAGTAAGTTAGTTGTTCCTATTGAGGCTCAAAATCCATCTAGGTCTGGTTATGAAGGTGCTAGGGCTGTTATTAGCGTATTAAATAAATTAGGCTTTACTGGTGCTGCTGGAAATTTAGCATCTGGTGATATTGCTTCAGCAGGTGCTATGGGTGCTGCGTCTTTAGTTAGCCAAATTAAGCCTGTACTTGCTGCTAGAAAAGCAACTAATATGGTCGCTCCACCTTTATCTGGTTTGTTACCTGCTGGCTCTGGTACTGCATTAGGCGGTGCTTTAGGAACTGGATTTTACGGAATTTTGGGAAGATAAATCATGGCTAAAAATAAAATTAGTGAATATTCATCAGTTGCGTCAAACAATACAGACATATCTGGTATTAACATTGCTGAAGGTTGTGCTCCTTCGGGGATAAACAATGCTATACGTGAGCTAATGGCACAGCTTAAAGATCAGCAAGCTGGTACTGATGGTGATGGCTTTGTCGTAGGTGGTGCGTTTACTTCCTCTGGTGGTGCTGTATTTAGTTCAGGCACGACATTCTCTGGCTCTGTAGTAATGAGTAGCACAGTAGGCATTAGTGGTGTTGCTTCACTAACTGGTAGCACTAATAACATTGGCACTACGACAAGTTCTACTATTCTTAGTGGTTCAGTTACACAGACTAGCGGATCAGTATTGTATTTAGATGCTGCTGCTACGACTTCTGCTGCTCCTCCATTATCGTGGAGTGGTGATACGAATACTGGTATCTATCGTCCTGCTGCTGATACGTTGGCGTTAGTTACTGGTGGTTCAGAACGCTTCAGAATCAACTCTAGCGGTGTTTTAATCATTGGTTCTGGTGAGGCTACTACGTCTGTATCTGGTAACGTCCTACGCGCTCCTAGTGCTTCTGGAACGAATATAACTGGTGCTAACTTTGAAATTAATGCTGGTAACGGAACTGGTAATGGTGGTTCTGGAACGATTGCTTTAAAGACTGCTGCTGCTGGATCGTCTGGCTCTACTGCTAATACATTAACTCAGCGTTTGCTAATTACTAAGAATGGTGGCTTTTCCTTTGGTTCTGGTGCGACAAGTTACGGCACAGCAGGTCAGGTTTTAATATCTAACGGTGATGCTCCTCCTTCTTTTGGTTCTACTATTACTAATAAAACCATAGTATCTGCATCCGGTACTAGCGTAGATTTTACGGATATACCATCGTCAGCAAAAAAAATTACTATTATGTTTGCTGGGTTATCAACAAATGGAACATCTGATCCTATAATTCAGTTAGGTGATTCTGGTGGAGTAGAAACTACTGGGTATGTCGCTGCTGCATCTACATCAACTACCGGAAATAGCGCATTTTCTTCTACGGCAGGATTCCCAATTGCAGGGTCGTGGTCTGCTGCGGTTATTCTTAGCGGAACAGTTGTTTTGATTTTGCAAGATTCTGCTACGAATACTTGGGTTGCAGTACGTGGATCAGTTGACTTTAATACTTGGCCTGTTCTAGCCTCTATTTTTTTTCTTCTATTAAAAACCGATCTAACGCCAATGTCCAATATTGTTGCTATCTTTGATGCTGAACC